CGGGTGCAGCTTCCGCTACCTGGGATACGGAAAGCTAGGCTAGAGGACGGCCAGCCATGCAACGTGCGTGTTTGTGTTGGTTCCGCGATACAGAAACACACTAAATCCGTTTGCGTCCACGCTCCCTGCGTTGACGTCAACGTCGTTTGGCGTTGCCGAGTTTGCGTTGACGACCACAACGGGTACATCGGAAAAAGGCGTTTTGAAATCGACGCGTTTCTCGACTACAGCTTTAGCGCTCGACATGACCATCAGCCTGCCGGATTGTATATGGGATACGGAATTCCAAGCGTCCTTCGCCGAGGTGAATTCTTGGAAAAGCTGCACCGGCGTGCCGACCGTGATGCCGTTAAGGGGGATGCGCCACAGGGGCATGTCGTTCGTCAGCGCGTTGCCGTTGAGGATGTCTCCGCGCGTGTACGACGGGTCGGCCGGCGTGCCGGTCGTGGGCGTGCCCTTGATGACGACGAGGCTCACGGACTCGACGCCCGTGGATGCGTTCTTGGCGTAGCGGGCCACCACCAGGTCGTTGCGTTTCTGGCTCTGCGTGCCGGTCTGCACCGTCAGGTCGACTCCAGCCGCGTCGACCCAGAAATGGCGACCCTGCATCATGGCGTTGCCGGAGGAGATATGCACCTTGTTGGACGATGCCATGGTGGCCTTGAGCTTGTCGTCCTTGACACCGGCGAACACGTACTCGCCGGGGCCGAGCGCCCCCGCGTTGAACTTGGCCACGTCGAGGGACGAGATGTGCGCCTTGCCCGTGAAGCCGGTTACCAGCTCGATGCCCATTATTGCGCTCCTTCCAGGTACGAGTTCACGGCCTTGTCGTTGGCCTCGGCCACGGCCTTGTAGCCGGGGTAGCAGTCGGGGCACAGCGTGATGGTCGCCTCCACGCCGTCGGCGGTCAGGCGCTTCACCGTCTTCCAGGATCCCGTGCGGGGATCGTTGCCCTGCAGGTACTCGACCGTGTCGCACGTCTTGCGGTCGCACGCGAGCCTGCTGTATCCGTCCGTCTTGGCCATGGGGCCTCCCTTACTTCGTGCGCTTCCACTTGTACGGCCCGAGGCTCGGCTCCTGCTGCCAGGTGCCGCCCCAGGCCGTGGGGTTGGTTCCGTCGGTCTCCAGGTACGAGCCGACCCGATGGGCGGCCAGGAACATGGCCTGGTCGGTCGGAGGGATCGCCTTCAGCACGCCGTTGCCGTCCACCGTCGTGGTCGTGCCGTCCGGCCTGACCGCCCCGATCGCCGTGGAGGTCGCCTTGTCCATCGCCTGCTTGGGGTGCACGTGGTCCGCGTTGGCCACGATGCCGTTGGCCGTGCCGGCGGAGGCCGTCCCGTTCGCAGCCGCGGCGGACGACGAGAGCTTGACGTGCCCGTAGCTGCCGGACGAAGCCGCTCCGTACGAGGTGTCGGCCGACGCGTGGCTCTTGGGGGCTAGCGTCGATTTCAGCTTGGCGACCAGGTACCGGAGCCCGTCGGCGGTCAACGCTTTGAAGGCCATGGGGGCGCCCCTAGAACATCGCGTCGATGTCGGCGTTGGTCACGGTCGAGAGGTCTGCGCTCTTGAGGTAGGGCGACAGGTCGACCATGCCCGCCAGCACGTCCCACATGTACGTGGTTCCCGACGTGTTGACGCACACCACGTTGGTGCCCTTAGGGTACGTTTGACCTGCTCCATCGACGAATGACGCCGTCGTGGTGAACGCGTCGGTGACGTTGTAGACCTTGCCGAGGTTTGCCTTCGACGGCGCGGGGAGGCTCGCGAAGGCGACGGATCCGGCCGGCTTGTAGGTGGAGCTCACGGCGCTCTCGATGGCCGACTGCAGCTCGCTCTTCGCTGCCCCGACGGCGCCGTCCACCGAGGACTGCACGTCGGCGGACGTCTGGTATCCGGAGTCGTTCGTCAGCTCGGACACCTTCGCGGGGACGTGGATCGCGGCCGCCTTGTCGTCAGCGTACTTCTTCGCGCTCGCGAGCGTCGCCTTGTCCCCGGCCGCGATGTCCTCGCCGACCGTCGTCGCGACCGCGAAGCCGCTGTCGTTCGCCAACTGGGACACCCTCGTCGGCACGTCGGCGGCCGCCGCTATGCCGAGGTCGGCGAGCGACTGGGATCCCTCGAGCGTCCTGCCGTTTATCGACGGCTTCGCCGTCAAATCGGAGTAGGAGCCGCTGAACACGTGGCTGTCCGCGTTCTCGATCTTCGCGACGAGGCCGTCGGTCAGGTTGTTGTCCGACAGCACCTTGTACTCGCTCGACGAGCCCGTGCGCAGCTCGCGCGGAACGAACAGCTGGCGCAGCTTCTGGAGAAAGTAGAGCAGCCCGCCTTCCGACGTCACCTTGATTGCCATAGTCCGGTCCTTTCGGCCATTTTCGCATTGAACATCGACTCGATCTCGACGTTTCCCAGCTCGACGACTCCGATGTCCTCGAGCGCCATGTCCCCCTCGAGCGTCCTCCCGCCGATCGACGGCTTGCCGACCAGGGCGGCGTAGTCCTTGGCCCCTCCGTCGACGATCAGCTGCCGCATCTCGTTCATCAGCCTGTCGAGCTCGGGGCAGTACGAGCCCGACTCGCCCGCGCCCGCGCTCTCGATCGACGGCAGCACCTCGATCGCGAACGGGCCGGCCGAGTCGACCGCGCCGTCTCGAACCAGGCGGAAGCAGGCTCCCTCGATGAGGCCCTCGACGGCCGACACCTGCGGCGGGAGCACGTACTCAACCACGCCGCCGGGCTTCGCCGCCGCCTCCTCGCGCACCCACGTGCCGTCCGGCTTGACCGCCTCGAACCTCGCCTGGGCGTGCGAGAGGTCGGCCGGCTCCCCGCCGTCGAGGATATGGGCCCGCACGACCGTAGCGTCGGCGTCGCCCCGCATCACGCGCACGGGGGGCCTGTCCCAGTCGGGCTTGCGCAGGTCGAGCCTTATGTCGCATACGTGCATCCGTCGATCACCTCGCAGCCATTAAAGCGCCCTTGTCACCCGGCGAGAGGACGCGCCTCCCGCCTCGCACGAGGACGTCACCCCGCGCCTGCCGATGGTCACGACCTTGCGCGCTATGGTCGCCGTCACGAAGACCCCGAGACGGCTCTCGCGCCCTCCCACGACGTCGCCGACGTCGAAGTCCGCGTTCGGCAGCTCCGGCACGTCGCAAGTGCTCGCGTCCTGCAGCTCCTTGAGGCGTTTGATCCCCTCCTGCTCGAGGTCGGCGTCCTCGGCCGAGCTGTAGTCGTAGGCGCGCTCCACCTCGTCGACGCCGAACATGCTCTGCGTCTTGGACACGTTGCCCGACTCGTCTGCGTACAGGTCGATCACGGTCCTCTGGGCGAGCTCGCCCTTGCCTAGGCACACGAGGTGGTTGACCGGACGGCTCGCCTGCTTGATCTTGATCGGCGTGCGCCGGCCCTCGAACTCCTCGCGCGACCAGTCGCGGCGCGGCATGGCCGAGAGCACCACCTTGCCGCCGTCCCAGCGCATGGCGAGCTTGGCGCCGGCGGACGCGAGCATGGCGCGCAGGCCCGCGTAGCCGGCGACGTAGCGCGCGAACCGGTAGCCGACGCGGATCCCGCTGTCCGACGCGTCGACGGCGAACAGCTCGGCGAGTCCCATCCTGTGGACGAGCTGCAGCAGCACGGCGTTGGCCTCGCCGGAGACGGACAGGTAGTCCGCGCCCCGGTCCGGGCGCAGCACGCGGCCCTCCAGCACGCCGTGCCACGTGCGCCCTCCGTACACGGCCTTATGGATCCTGCCGGTGGTGTCCGAGCCGACGTCGTCGACGATCCCTCCGTACTCGGTGCCGTCGACGTAGACGAGCGAGCCGAACGTCAGGCCCTCGGGCGCCGACGCGACCGGCATCCGCAGCTCGAACGTATTGGCGTCGCCGCCCCCGTCGCCGAACTCCATGTCCATGGTGCAGTCGTCGAGCGCTCGCAGGTCGCGGCGCGACGCATCGGTGCATATCAGGAGCATGGCGGCGTGTCCCTCTCCGCGTAGACGGTCAGATCCCAGCCGAAGGCGTTGGACCACGACACCGACGATATTCCGGGGCGGACGCGCTCCCACATGTACTCTCCGGATCCCTCCTTGCCGCGGATGCGCCCGGCGAACGCGTCGGCCTCGTTCCCGTCGACGTCGCGTACGGTTATCGACCAGTCGCGCGAGTCGGCCATGAGGATCCCTCCGTCGGGCACCTCGGCCTCGACGGCGTAGCGGTTGCCGGCGACGACCACGTAGGGGTCGGTCGCGGGGCCGTACACCACGAGCCTCCACTCGCACGGGCCGTCCGCATCGACGTCGATGCTGCGCAGGGGAGGGTTCGGCGTGTAGTCGTACGGGAAGCCGTACGGGAAATCGAGCTGCGTGCCGACTACGGCGGGGGAGCGGTCGGGCACGAAGGAGAACTCCTGGGCGCGCGTCCAGACCGGCCTCTCGGCGAGGAGGCGCACCAGCACCTCGCAGTACGACTCGTCCATCCACCATCGGTCGCGCTCGACGGCCACGGGCACGACCGAGAGCCGCCAGCCGCCTATGCCGATTGAGCCGGGAACACCCGTCGATGCGTCGGCTGCGAGCACCGAGCGCAGGCGCTCGCGGGCGGCGAGGCCGTCCTCCCCGTCGGAGCCCTGCACCATGATCGGCAGCTCCCGCTCGGCCGGATCCCGCGTGAGCGGGCCGACCGAGCCGTTCTCCACCTCGTAGGCCAGCTCGGCGTCGAACAGCGTGTGCTTGCCGTAGTGGTAGACCGACTCGGGGCCGAGCTCCAGCGTCTCGCCGAGGTGGTTGGCGTACTCGATCCTCATGTCCATCTAGCCCACCCCCAATGCCCTTCTCGCGCCGCGCGCGTTGGATATCGTCACTTCGTCCGGCGAGTTGTCCGCGATCTTGCGCCCGAGGCCGCGATCGAGCCTGTCGACGCGTTCGGTGAGGCGCTCCACTGCGTCGACGATCCTGCCGGATTCGCCGCCGTCCTCCTTCGGCTTGCGTCCTCGAGGCGACGAGGGCGAGGATCCCGACCTGGCGAGCGCCGCGTCGAGCGCGAACGCGGCGGACGACGGAGCGCCGACGCCCGGGAAGTCCGGCACGTCGAACTCCACGGGCACCTCCACGGCGGGCACGTCCATGTCCGCCGCGTCCACGACCTCCGCGGCCATGTCCCTCATGGCCTGCACCGCTTCGTCTGCGGTGTCGGACACGCCGACGGCCAGGCCCTTGGGCAGGTAGCGCCCGACGGCCGCCAGGACGCGCGAGGGCGAGTGGATCCCGAAGAAGTCCTTGACCGCGCCGAGCGCGTTGCTGCAGACGTTGATGATGGCGTTCCAGACGGCGCCGCCCGCGCTCGTGATGCCGGACACGAGGCCCATGAGCATGTTGTAGCCGGCCGAGGCCAGGCTGCCGGCGAACGAGGCGACCGCGCCGGGCAGCTGGCCGAGCAGCGACCGGAGCGCGCCGAGCAGCGACCCCGCGATTCCGGGCACGGCCTGGACGATCATGCCGAACAGCTGGCCGGCCGCCGATCCCAGGCTGGGCATCCACGAGCCCACGGTGGAGAGCACCTGGCTGATCAGCTGGGGCAAAGACGAGATCAGCTGCGGCACCATCTGCAGGAAAGCCGAGACCAGAGCCCTGAACAGGGTGAACCCGGCTTTGAGCAGGGCCGGTGCGTTTTTGACCAGGATCCCTACCAATTTGCTCACTAAATCAGGCAGCAGAGGGGTCAGCTGGGGGACCATCTCGGCGAAGGCCTCGACCAGTGCGATGAAGAGCTGCAGCCCCGCGTCCAGGAGCTGCGGGGCCATGGTAACGAGCATGGTCGCGAGCGCCGTGACGAGCTGGACCACCCCGTCGATCAGCGCCGGCATGATCGTCGGCAAAATCCCGACGACCTGGAGAAACGCCTGCTGGATCGCGGAGAGGAAGGCGGGCAGGTTGTCCACCACCTGCGAGACCAGCGTGGGGAGGATCTGAGACGCCTGATCCGCCAGGGCCGGCAGGTTGGCGGTGATCTGCTGCATGTTTGCAACGAAATCGTCCGCCATCTTCTTGAGGTCGGCCCCGCCGGCGGCGGCAGCCAGGCCGAGGCCGAGCAGCCCGGTCGCGGCCGCCCCGAGCACGCCGGTGGCCACGACCGCGCCCTTGGCGAGCCCGCCGGCTGCCTGTCCGACCTTGCCGAGGGCGCCCTTCGCCTTCTCGGCCGGGCCCGACAGGTCGAGCTTGGCGGCGAACGTGTCCGCGGCGTTCTTCGCCGACTCGCCGAGCACCGACGTCAAGCCGCCGACCTTGTCCTTGATGGGGGCGAGCTTCGCTCCGACGGCATCCGAGATGCCCGAGAACTTGGACGCGATCTTGTCCTTGACCCCGCCGAACGCCTCGGCGATGTCGTTCTTGGCGTCGCGGAACCCGTAGGCGAGATCCGTCGACAGCTGCTTGGCCGTATCGAACGCGGACTGCGGGATCAGGCCGTGCGCCAGGCTCCGGGTGAAGTCCTTCGCGGCCGGCAGCGCGGCTCCGAGGATCCCGGACGCGAACTCGCCCGCGCCCTTGGCGGCGGATTTGAGCGTCCCTGCGGCGGATGCAACCCCGGACGCGAGCGCGCCGATGGGACCCATGGCGGTGCCGACGAGGGACACGGCCTTGCCAACAATCACGAGGCCGGGCCCTGCCGCCGCGAGCGCTACCAGCGCCTTAACGATGGCGGCGAATGTCGCGGGATCCATTTTCTCGATCCCGCCCGCGATCTTCTCCAGGGCATCGCCGACGGCTGAGGCCATGGGCTCGATCGACAAGCCCGCATCGCTCCATTTCTTTGATGCCGCGTCGATGATCGCTGTGGCCTGCTGCACGATGCGGGTGAGCGAACCGAGGAACTTCGACGATTCGGCATCGGTGGTGCCGTACTCGCCGATGACAGCCAGGCCGAAGTTTCGGATCGAGGACGTCATGGAGTCGCAGGCGCCCCTGAACGTGTTCTTCAACTCGCCCATCATGCCGCCCATGCGAGCGGTTTGGCCGGCCATGCCGTCGGTGCCTTCCTCGATGCCCTCGGCCAGCGCCTGGATGGCCCATCCCGACTCCACCGCGCCGTCGCTGATGGCCTCCTTCATCTCGTCGATGGATCTGCCGGACTTGTTGGCCAGGATCTGCAGGGCCTGCACGCCGTTGTCGGACAGCGACCATATCTCCTCAAGGGACACCTGCCCCTGGGCCTGCATCTTGCCGAGGGCGGCGGTGATGGCGCCGAACCCCTCCTGGCCCTTGCCGGACGCGGCCGCCGCGTCGCCGACGGCGGTGAGGGTCGGTATCACGTTCTCGGCGGCCATGCCCATGGATATGAGCTGCTGGGCGCTCTGCATCATGCCGTCGAACTTGAAAGGGGTCTTCTTCGCGAACGTGTAGAGGTCGCCGATCATCTTGGAGGCGGCCTCGCCGCTCCCGAGCATGGTGGTGAACGCGGTCTGGGCAGACTCGCGCAGGCTCAAAAAGCTCACGGCGGTGCCAACCGCCGCCGTGCCGATGCCGACGATGGGGGCCGTAACGGCCTTCGATATGCCCTTGCCGAGCGACTGCAGGCCGTTGCCGAGCGCGGCGACCTGCTTCTTGGTCGATTCGGTGATAGAGGAGACAGCCGCCCGGTAGCGCGACGCGTCGCCCGTTATGTCGATTACTACCTGGCCGTCAGACATCCAATCCCCAGAGCAGGCTGGTGAGCCTCAGCCGCTCCTCTTCAGTCCTCGCAGGCAGCGCCAGCTCCCGCTGCCTCTCGACCAGCCGCCTTCTCGCGTCGCCCTCGTACTCGGACGGGTCCGCGCCCCTCGCGGCCATGGCCGTCATTGTGAGCGACGAGTCACCCAGGCCGCGGAACAGCGGCCAGAACCGCCACCAGTGCATGTCGAGCGCCGGATCCGTGAGGTCGATGCCGTACTCGCGCTGGAAGTCCGCGATGACGCGCGGAGCGTCGTAGTCCCAGTCCCAGAGCCTGGCGCCTTTCGCGGCGGCCTTGCCGAGCATGCGCTTTGGCTTCTGCGGCTCGTTGAGGTTGAGGAACCCTAGCGCCGCCTGGAGGGCGCCCGGCGGGTCGGCGTTGACGGCGTCGGGCAGCTCGATCCTGCGCACTCCGTCGTGGACCGCCCCCCGGCCGAAGTAGACCAGCAGGATCGCCTGCGCGCGCCCCGCGTCGCCCAGGTCGGGGTCGTCGGCGGCCTGCATGGCGCGGATCCCGGCGCGGAACGACGTGGCGATGGAGACGGGCGCGCCGCCCACCTTGACGGAGGACGGCGCGCGGCCGAGGACGATGTTGGGATCCATGCGCCTACTCGGACGATTCGGCGGCGTCCCAGTCGACGTCGGGCAGGTACTTGGCCAGGTTCGCCCGGAATCCCTCGTCGACGCGGCTCTTGGTCACCTCGGCGTAGAGGTAGGCGAAAAGCTCCAAGCCGTCGATGAAGTCGAACTTGCGAGCCTTGAAGATGTCGGCGAACTGCTCGTCTCCGAGCAGCGCCTTGAGGTAGCCGCGCACGTCCTGCGCGAGCAGCGCCATGCGGCCGCTGTCGCCGGCCAGCTGCGCGTAATCGACGCGGCCCAGCTTCTCGCTCCACTTCTGCACCTTGTCCAGCACGTCCGCATCGCCGAGGTTTATCTCGTACGACTTGCCCTCGATCTCGACGTCCACCGTGTGCTTTGAAAAAGTGAAACCCATGTCTAACCCTCCGTCTATCCTGATCGTCGTCGTATGCGTAGGAGGGCGCGGTGAAAGGAGTAAGCCCGCGCCCTCCGGAACGCCTTGCTATCCCTGCGGGCCCGCCTCGGGGACGGACGGCGCCTGCCCTGCGGGCGCGAACGCCTTGGCCGACGCGTCCCACGTGCCCTCGCTCCACGCCTCGTCGCTCATGTTGAACGTGCCGGCGCTGGTCACGGGCTGGCCTTGGTTGGAGTTGGAGTGCGGGTTCGCGGTGAACTTGAACGCCGCCTTGTCGGCGAGCGCCTTGCCGGCCTCGTCGAGCTTCCAGGTGTAAACCTTGGCGATCTCGCAGGGCACGTCGAGGTCGTTTCGATGCTTGAAGATCCACTCGTCGAGCTCGCCGTCCCGCACGGTGTCCTTCTCCATGTTGATGGAGCAGGATCGGCCGTAGGTGAGCGTCGGCGGGGTCTTCCGGTCGATCCATGCCGGCTCGTAGGTCTTCGACTCGCCGGACTGCTCCCAGCTGAGCAGCTCGGTCGCCTTGACCCATTTCGGGGCCTCGGGCGTGCCGATGTTGATGTAATTCTCGAGCTCGTAGCCCCACGCGACGTCTTCGTTCGCCATGGACGAGCCTCCTTCCTATCGCTGCGTCTTGTATTTGACCACCAGCGTCACCCGGTAGTCGGTGGTTCCGGGCGCCGCCTGCACCCTCGCGGGCAGCGTCCCGGCCTCGATCTCGCGCAAGCGCGCTCCCGGCCCGAGGTCGAGCGAGTACCCTGCGGACGGATCCGCGAGGGATCGCACGGCGGCGCAGAGCGATCGCAGGATCTCCTGCGCGTCGAGCCGCTCGGCGGTGTCGTCCGCCGCCTGCCGCAGCACGAGCGCGACGGGCAGCCGCCAGACCGTCCCGCCGTCGAGGTAGCGCCGCTCGATCGGATCGCCGTCGAGCACCTGCATCGACACGCACGGCAGCTCCGAGCGGTCGGTCGGCAGGTACTCGTACTCGCACCGCAGGCCGGCCGGTGAGGACAGCACGAGCGCCTCGACGGCCCCGTACAGCCGCTCCACCACGTCGGCCCGATCCATGTCACCTTCCATTTGCCACGCCTCCCGCCTTGGTCCCGGCTATCCTGATCCACTTGCTGATGTTGGCCGCCTTCGCCGGGTCGAACCATTGCATGCACGTGCCCGGCCAGCGCTTGTTCGGCAGCCCGTAGTACTGCGCCCTGGCGTACGGCACCGACGCGTTGCCCCAGACGAGCAGCCCGTCCTCCGGCACGCTCTCGGTCTCCGCCGTGCCCCTCAGGTGCCCGTCGAGGTACGGCACGTAGGGCTTGCAGTCCTCGCGGGCCGCGAGCGTCACCCCGGTCGTGACGGCCCGCTCCATGCCTTTGGCCTTCGCGATGGCGCGGGACAGGTCGCAGCTTCCGAGCTTCGCCGAAACCTTCATCGCGCCGTCGCCTCGTAGTGGTCGACCGCCCGCCCTCGGCGCACCGGCTCCACCGACTCGACGGCGAGCGCCTGCGGCTCTGGGCCGGGGGACGACGACGCGCCGAGCATGGCCCGGTCGCCCTTGCGCGGCTCCCACGACGTGCCGCATCCGCCCGTGCCGCGAGGGACGAGCAGGCGCGCCTCGTCCCTCACCGAGTCCTCGATGCCGGAGCTCTTGGCCCTGGCCTCGATCCACCTGACCCCGCGCAGGACGCGCCTGGCCCACACGGCGCGGCGATCGCCGTCCTCGCCGTCGCGGCGCCACACGGTGACGGTGTGCGGGTACGCGCGGCTCACAGCCAGGCCCCGTAGAGGATCCGGCCCGGAGCCTGCGCGAGCATGCGGTCGATAGCCCGGTCGACCGACATCGACTCGGCGTCCACGAGGCGCTCGGACACGCCGCCGGCGGTGTAGGACGATGCCGCCGGGTCGGCTAGCGCCTCGCAGGCGGCGCACACGGCGCGCTTGTACGCGTCGATCTCGCCGTCCGGCATCGCCGACAGGTCGCGGTGCGCGATCCTCTCGTCGACGCGCGCCTCGGCGTCGGGCAGGACGGCCTCGTATTCGTCCTGCCCGAGCCTGCCGGATCCGTACTCCGCCGAGTACCATGCGTATGTCGGGGCGTGGCCGAGCATCGCCTAGCCTGCGGGGTTCGGCGCGGGCGTTGCCGACGGGGCCTCGATGGCGCACACCACGATGCCGTCCATGACCTCGGCGAACAGCTTGGAGCCGGTGAGCACGGTCGTCTTCGTGGTCAGGTCGTCGTAGTCTACGGTTCGATGCACGCCGATGAGGCCGGTCGTGTCGGTAACGAACTCGAACGCCTTGGCCACGTCCCCGTTCTTGGGGTTCGTGTAGTAGAGGATGATGTTGTCCTTGGCCGTCGTGATGACCTTGCCCTTCGGCACGCCGGTGTACACCAGCACGTCGTAGATGCCCAGGAACGCCTCGAGGTAGGTCATGCCGAACGCCGTCTGCACGGTGACGTCCTTCTTGGCCAGGTACTCGCCGATGTCCTCGGGGTTGACGAAGTAGAGGTAGCCGCTCGCGTCGGTGTCCTCCCACAGCACCTGGTTCTTGGTCCAGCAGGCGGCGAGCGCGCCCTGCAGGCCCTCGCCGGATGCCGCGCCCGTGCCGGTGGGCAGGAAGTCGAAGAAGTCCTTGCGGATGCCCTCCTGGACGTCGCGCAGCATCTTCGCGTCGGTGTCCTCGACCGCCTGCTCGTAGCCCTTGTCGTTGATGGCCTCGTAAGAGGTCTGCTTGCGCCACTTCTTGAGCTTGAGCTCGAAGATCTCGCCGATCTCGGTCTTGTACTTGGACAGGGGGATGACCTCGCCCTCGGCGACGTTGCCGTCCTCAAGCTTGCCGGTCACCTTGTAGGTCTTCACGACCTGGCCGGGCTTCTTCTCGATCCTGCGCGTGATGCCGAGCAGCTCGGCGAGCTGGTTGATGTTCGTCTCGAATCGCGCGGCGAAGTCGACGGCGCTCACCTTCGCGAAGTCCGCCGCCTTCTGCATGTTTGCGTCTGCAGGCATGTTTTTTTCTCCTTACTCGAAGAGATCCATGTGCTCGGCGATCTTCGCCCGGCGCTCGGCCGGGTCCTTGATCGCCATGATCTCGTCCTTGGTCATCTTCTTGACCGGGCCGCCGGGCGTCGCCGCCGAGCTGACCACGGTTTCCGCGTCGAACAGGTGGGGGTAGGACTCCTTGACCTTGGCGACATCGAGGCCGGACACGTGCCCGTCCTTGGCCACGTCGATGCCGTCCATGTCCAGGTGGGCGATCGCGCCCACGGTGTCGCTGCATCCCGCGGCGATCAGCGCGTTCTCGACCACGAGGGACTTCTCGCGCTGCTTCCACGCGCTCTCGGCGGCGTCCGCCGCCTTCTTGGCCTCGCCTTGCGCCTCCTCGACGGCGGCCTTCACGTCGTCCTCGGTAAGGGCTTTGGCCAGGCTGTCGTTGAGGTCTTTGAGCTGGCCCTCGGCCTCCTCGGCGCGCTTCTTCCAATCGTCGCGCTCCTGGGTGAGGCGCGCGTTCTGCGCTTTGAGGTCGGGCTCGCCCTTTGCGCCGCCGTCGCCGTTCGGCTTCGGGTCGGTCTGCTGGCCCGCGCCCGCGGGGTCGGTGTTGGGATCCTGGTTGGCCATCCTGCTCCTATCGTCGTGTTTTGTACGCGCTTCCCTGCGCGCTTGACGCGCCCCTCTCCGCTCGGGGCCGGCGAACGATGCGCCTCTTCGCTCGGCGCTCGCGATGGCAGCATGATGGGGGAGGTGTCACCGGGCATGAAAAAAGCCGCCCCGTAGGGCGGCTCATGCGGACGATTGCCGCTAGTTGGTTTTCTCGTTATCGACCGCTTTTCGCAGTGCCTCCTCGTACTCGGCCTCGCTCGTCGGTTCCAGCCCATGGGCTTCTAGCACGGGGTCGAACAGCTCCTGCTCCGCTTCCCTGCGCGCCTCGGCTGCGGCGGCTATATCATCGAATAAGCCAAGTCTTCGCTTCTTCCCCTGGAACTTGATGTAAGCCTCCCACTTGCCTTTCTGTCTGTTCCACGACACACCCCTGACGCCGCTGGTGTTCTGGCATGTCGGCGTTCCACCTAGATTTCCGAGCTTGGTGCCGTCCACCGCGTCGGAGGGCATGCGCTCGACCTCTGAGGAGAGGCACCCGCACGAGCGGGTGTTGCCGTCTTTGAGCGACACCGAGCGCACGGTGACCTTGCGCCCGCAATCGCATCCGCACAGCCACATCGAGTAACCGTTGGAGTTTCCGGCGTACTCTTCTGCTACGAGCTTGCCGAACCTTTCGCCCGTCAGGTCCTCGTAGTCCTTCTTGCGGCACCCGCACGATGTCGTGTTGCCGTTGCGCAGGTCGCGCGTCAGGACTACCGTATCGTTTCCGCAGTCGCATCTGCACAGCCATTTCCTCGGCTTCGACTGTGCGACCCTCACGGCGACGAGCCGTCCGAACCTCTGGCCGGCAATATCGACTGGCGCTCCCATGCGGTCACATCGCCTCAATGAGTTCTTCGACGATGCGCGATTGCGTCTTGCCGGTGCGCGACGCCTCGCGCTCAAGCTTCGCCTTCGCGCTCGCGCTGATGCTGAGCATGGCGGGAACCGTCGCGCCGTCGTCGTCCGGATCGCCGAACACGGAGGCGTACCCGTCTGCGTCCATGTTCTCCTCGGCCCATTCGCGCGCCTCTTCGTACGACTGCGGGCTTATCTCCTCGCCGCCGGCCCATCCCGAGCCGTCGCGCTTGGCGCACCTCGTGCGCGGCCCGCCCTCGGAGTGCAGGAAGAACTCTCCGGTGCGCTTGCGGTAAAGAGTCTCGCAGTAGTAGTCCAGGTCGCCGACGTAGCAGCCGTTGTCGCTCTGCGCGATCTGCTCCGCCTTGTCGGTGTCGTACCGCTTGCCGTTGATGACCTTGTTCACTCCCGCTCCTCCTGCCTGTAATCCTCAATGCCGTACTCGCGGTAGTCAATGGTGTCGCAGTCGATGACGCAGCCGTCCTCGTCCACCTCGTTCTCGCACAGCTCGACGGCCATGACTTTGCTTTCAACGAGCTTGATGCTCGATGACAGCTTCTCGGTGAGCCACTGGCTGCGAACATCAACGGCCCCGAACGCCTTCTTCGCTTCGTCAAGATTGTCGAATTCGGAGACGTAGCGTGCGCTCTGATCGTCCCACCTGCCGCCGTCCCTGCGGGTGATGCCGTACTCCTCAACCGTGAAGCTCTTGCTCATTTCAAACCCTTTCATCGTCGCTTCCGTCGACGGCCCCGCCGAAGCGGGGCCGTCTCGTTTCCTACCAGGCCAGCCCGTAGAAGGGGGCGAACTCTTCGCCGTCGTACTTCTCGGCGTGGCGCTTCGCGTACTCCTCGATGTACTCCTGCTCCTGGCCTTCGTCGAACATCCCGTCCATGTTCTCCGTGATCTCGCTGTCCATCAGGTTGCAAGCTGCCTCGAAGTCGATCTCGTTGCCGTTGAAGTCGTTTACTTTCGTCATTTCGGGTTCCTTTCCTCGTCCCTTTCGATGAATTCATTATAGCATACGTATATATAAACGTAAATAGATTTAGAGT